ACCAACGCTTACGCCGGTCTCGACTACGCGAACTACCAGAACGACATTTCCCGGCAGCAGCAGGCCGCGCAAATGCTTCCCGGCTTGTTTCAGGCTTCGATGGCCCCCGGCGCTGCAATGGGCGCGGTTGGTGCTGCGCAGGATCAGGACGCACAGGCGCGGCTCATGGCTGAGAACGACCTGTTCCGCAGGCAGAACGATGGCGCGTGGGATACGCTGGCCCGCTCGTCTTCGATCCTTGCTGGCACAGCCCCAGTCGGTGGCATGAATACGACCAATACGCAGACGACGCCCGCAACGCCCTGGTGGCAGACGGCACTTGGCGTTGGTCTTGGCGCGGCAAGCTTCCTCTAGGAGTCAGCAATGGCACTCGGTCAAAAGCAGGGCTTCGGCCATTCCATCGGCATGGGCGGCGTCTCCGATTGGGTCGCCCCACGTCGCAACGCAATGCTCGGTCTCGCCTCTGGCTTGCTGGCATCGCCGGACTTTTCAACTGGCATGTCGGTGGGCTTTGACCGCGCCGCTCAGGGTCGCCAGCAGGACGACGCATACGCCACACAGCAGAAGGCCGAAGCCGAACGTCAGAAGCAGATCGCGGACGCCGCTGCGCTCAAGGACAAGTATGCCAACTTCTTTATGGAGCAGAACCGCCCCGACATTGCGCAGGGCATTGCAGACGGCATTGTCGAGCCCGGCGCTGCGTATATGGACTTTATAACGCCCAAAGACCCGACCAAAATGGAATTCCGTGACGTTAACGGCGACATCATTGGGCTCGACCCGTATGCCGGTACGTCTCAGGTGGTCTATGACGGCCAGCCCCCCGCGCCTGCTGCGCCAAGCGGCTACCGGGTTGATCCCGCCAATCCTGAGGCACTGACGTTTGTGCCGGGCGGCCCCGCTGACCCAGCAAATAAGCGCGGTGGCGGCATGCCGTCCGCTACGCTCCAGAAGGAAATCTTTGAAACAGACGAAGGGCTACAGGCTGGCGAGGGTGTGGTTAAGTCTCTTGAGACGGCCATGCAGCTTAACGGCATTGCATGGGATGGCCCGATAGCTGACATCGGATCGTCAGCGGCGGCCCTTATGGGCAACCAGCAGGCAGTTGCGACACAGCAGCTTAAAAACATCGTCACGACGAATGCACTTGAAAGCCTCAAGGCAATCTTTGGCTCAATGCCGACTGAAGGCGAACGCAAAATCCTCCTTGAGGTGCAGGGTTCCATCAACCAGCCTCGCGACGTTCGTCAGAAAATCTTTGAGGCGGCCAAGAAAGCTGCCGAACGACGCAACGAGTTTAACAAAAAGAAGGCGCAGGCACTTCGATCTGGTGACTACTTCAGCGGCGGCTTTTCGCCGGTTGATGGCGCTAGCGATCCGAACGCTGGCGGTGACTTTGAGGTTTTGGGAGTGGAACCGTAAATGGCCGTTTTCACTATCAAAGCCCCCGATGGTCGCAAGATCAAGATCAAGGCGGCAGACCAAGAGACCGCCATTCGTGGCGCAAAGGAATGGGCTGCAGCAAACCCTGCTGCAAGGAAACTGACCGGCGTTGTCGGCAAGATGGACCCGGCGCAGGCTGGCGTTTCAGACAACGTCGAACAGCTTACTGCCCCCGACTCCTACAAGTTCAATCTCGACCGCATTCGCCGCACCTACTACCCGAACTTGGACGATACGCAGTGGCAAACAGCGGTCAATGACCCGATCACCAACCTTAAGCCCGCTGACGCTGGCGGCTTGCTTAGTGACGGCTTGACTTGGGGGCTTAGCGATGAGGCGCGGGGCCTCTCCGGCGCTCTGTCTCCGGTAACGCTGGGGGCTGGCAAAGACCCTATTCAAGCGTTCAAGGACTTTCAGGCGTTTGAGCAGTCTCGCCGTGCGGCTGGAGCGGAAACGGCAGGCCCAGCAGGCATGGCCGCTCAGATTGGCGGCGCTGTCCTTGCTGGTCGCCCTGATATGGCCGCGCCGAAAGTCGCAGGTTTGATCCCGGCGATTGTGCAAGGCGGCAAGCAGGCAGCTCAGCAAGGCGCTGTGGCTGGTTTTGCGTCCGCTGAAGGCGACCTGACAGATAGGGCACGCGGCGCCCTTGTCGGTGGCGCGACGGGCCTCGTTATTGGCTCTGCCGTTCCGGCTACAGTCGGTGGTGTCAAAAAGCTGATTTCCCCATCGGGCGGCGCTCCTGCCGCGAAGTTGAAGTCTGCTGCCGTGCTGAAGAAAGAAGGCATCGACCTCACAGCAGGGCAGGCGACGGGCAACGAAAAGCTCATGTTCCGTGAAGCTGAGCTTGGCGGTCAGGCGGCGTCTGATTTTGCAAGTAAGCAGGCAGACCAATTCACCGCCGCTGCATTGAAGCGCATTGGCGCTCAAGCCGACCGCGCTACCCCGGATGTTTTGGAAACGGCATACGATGCGATTGGCAAGCAGTTTGATAATCTGGCGAGTGTGACCAGCACGCCATTTGACAACACGCTTCAGAACAATCTGTTGCAGGTTGCCGCCGATTACGCGGATACCGCAGGAGCCCCAGCTCCTATCGTTGAACGCATGGTCAACCGCCTTGGCGAACTGGCCCGAAACAACGGCGGGCGGATCACTGGCGAGGTGTACAAGGAAGTTCGCTCAACCCTTGGCCGTCTGGCGCAGCGTTCCGATCCCGCAACCCGGATGGCGCTCCGTGACCTCCAGAACGCTCTAGACGATGCCATTGAGCGCAACGTCAGCGGGCAGACGCGGAAGTCATGGCAGGCTGTTCGTAAGCAGTATCAAAACTTCCTCGTCATCGAGGATGCAGCTACCAGGGCAGGCGAGGACGCGGCAGACGGTATCATCACTCCGCAGGCTTTGCGTGGTGCTGCCATTCGCCAGAACAAGCGAGCATTCGCTAAGGGCGCGAGCGACTTTACCGAATTGGCAAATGCGGGCGTATCAGCAATGCCGACATTGCCGAACAGCGGCACCACAGCGCGGGCCGGGGCTCGGCTCTTCGTCCCGGCTGGTGCGGCGACCGGCGCAACGATGGGCAGCATGGTTGGTGGCCCGGCTGGAGCAGTGATCGGCGCAGGGCTCGGGGCGGTTACGCCGTGGGCTGTTGGGCGTGGCATGCTTTCCAATGTTGGGCGGCGCTATCTCTCAAACCAAGCAGTTGGCCCGGTGACAGATGCTTCGTCTCGGTTCGGATCGCTGCTGGGACGCGGGTTAGTCCCGTCGCTCCCAACCCAAGGACGTTAACGCATCGCTGAAAAAGTGGCGAACTGGTGGCACCGCATACATGCCGATCAACACCACCGCCACGAATAGAACGATGCCCCGCCACCATCCGCGTTGCAGGATCGGCTCTTTACGGCCTTTGACGCGGTAGGCGTCTGGCTCAAGGTCAATGTCTCGCATAGGCGCGTAACATAGTCATGCATCGGCCCGGCATCAAGTCGGGCCGTTTCTTTTGCAGAGGTCCGAATGGTCGACTTTTCGCTAAACCCTGCCTACAACGCCCGCGCCGCTGCTGGTCAGGTACAGACCCCCGGCCTTGTCGATTGGAGCGGTCTGGGTCAGCGTCTCTATGACGACTTGCAGGCCCCGTACTGGCGTCGTCAGGACCGCGAGCAGGGCGCAGCCGTCGCGGACCCGATGCAGCTTCGGTACACGGCTCAGCCTCGGTTTGTCGCTGCCATGAACCAGCAGCAAGACCCGATTTCGGTCTATGCCAAATCGAACTACACGGCACAGCCCCGCTTCGCTAGCGCCTCGTCCGTTCCGGCGCTGCCTAACCAGCCGAGTGGATCGGTTCGAGTTGCCAAGGATAGTTCCCGCCTTCCCGGCGATCCGAACCCATACAACGGGCTGGCATTTGGATACGACGCGCAACCCAGCGCCCCGGTCAATCCGGCTGTGCAGGCTATCGACGCCGCCGCGCCGACTGGCCCCATGTTCCCGCTCCAGATGATGGGAAAGGGCACTAACCCGACTGCGGCATATGGCAAGGGCTATACCGCCTCCATGCGCTTCGCCTCTCCCAATGCAGGCAAGACCGGCGACGGCATTATTGACCTCACCGCCTCCAACCCATCCGAACGTGGCGCGCAGGGCATTGCCGACAGTCAGGGCGCTCCGGTTCGTGTCGGGCAGAAGGTCTACTATCCGGGCGGCAAAGCGCCGTCCGGCAACGTCTCCGGCACGCTGGGTCAGAACGACACGCGCGGCCCGTTGTCCAAGGCCCTTGGGCTCAAGACTAGCGGGCTCGGCGGGCTACTAGGCGGGCTGTTCGGCGGCGGCAATGGCGGCGGCATTTTCTCGGGCGGGCTTGGCTCCGGCGCTCCATCCTCAATCGGCACATCTCCCTCGCAAGGGCAGGCGATGGTTGTGTCGCCGGGCACGTCAACGGGCTCGACCCTTTCCAGCATGGGCTACAGCGACGGCGCGCTTGTCCCCGCTGCCACCATCCGAAATCTCGAAAGCCGGGGTTACTTCAATTGAGCAAGTACACAATCCTTGACTGGGACGGCACAGCATCGGGCAACACCGATCTAGGCGCGTCCCTCAACACTTCCGGCACTGGGCTGGTTTCGACAGCAGACGATAGCTTCCGCGAAATCATGGCACAGGTCAGTCGGTACAACAAAGACCTGGTGGGGCTTGGTGTAACTGTTGGCGGCAATGCCAACGCGGTCACGCTTGCGGTCAACCAGCCGTGGACAGCGCTTGCCGATGGGCAGGTTGTTGGATGGAAGCACACGGGCGGGCCGAATACTGGCGCAATGACCGTCACGGTCACGCCTTCGGGCGGCGCGGCGTTCGCAACCAAAGACCTCGTGCAGAATGGCGGCGCTGCATTCGTCGGCGGCGAAATCCCCGACAACGCCTATGTCATCGCCCGGTACGACGCCACGCTTGACGATTACGTGCAGATCAATGGCGGGGGCGGGGCGGTTGCTGCATCCCTTGCCGAAGTCCTTGCAGGCACGAACACGGCCAAGTTCGTCTCCCCCGCTACTGCCGCCGCAGTCCGTCACCGCCGCAATCGCCTCGTCAACCCAGCAATGCAGGTCAGTCAAGAGAACTCCAACACTTCCGGCACTACCAACGGCTACTATGCTGCCGATCAGTGGGCCATGTACCGCGTTACGTCTGCCGGGACGATCACAGCGCAGCGCGTCCAGTCCCAGACCATCTACAAATCCAAAGACCGCTTCCGGGTGACGATCACGGCGGCTGATGCTTCGTTGGCCGCTGGCGAATATCTGACGATCAACCAGAACATCGAAGGCCAAGAGGTTGCGGACTTCGCCTATGGAGCGGCTGGCGCGCGTCAATCGGTGCTTCGGTTTGGCTTCAAAGGTCCGGCTGGGACGTATGCGGTTTCTCTCAAGAATAGCGCCCTAAACCGTTCATATGTCAAGACTTTTAGCCCAACAACTGCTAACACTGACGAGATGATTTCGCTGGTTATTCCGGGGGATACGTCAGGCACCTGGCTCACGGATACGGGCATCGGCATTTCGCTCGATATTGTGCTTGCGGCGGGATCGACGTTTCAGGGAACCGACGCCGCGTGGCAGTCGGGCAACATCCTCGGGACGTCCGGCGTGTCAAACGGCATGGGGACGATATCTAGCGTATTCGAGATTTTCGACGTTGGGCTTTACCTCGATGCGGAAAGCACGAGCGCTGCCCCACCGTGGGAACTGCCGGATTTTGACGACACGCTGCGGCAGTGCCAGCGGTACTATTTCCGGCAAACATCGACCACTGCGCAGACCGCAATCGCGGCGGGGGTGTTTAATAGCACAACTCAGGGCAGGCACGGTTTCCGCTTCCCGGTAGAGATGAGAACCGGCGTTCCGGTCTTCTCCGTCAGCAACGGGGCAGACTTCCAATGCACTACGAGCGGCGGCGTATTGGACACCACTGACCTAACTGGCACGCAAACCGATGCATACTCCGCGCGCCTTGACGCGACCATCTCCGGTGCCACGAGCGGGGGAGGTTCCTTGCTCACTTTCGACGCCACCATCGGGCGCTGGTTCGCCTTCAACGCGAGGATGTAGCCCATGCCGTCCATAACCTACGCCAACGCCGAGCACACCCAAGTCACCCTCACCGATCAGCAGGGCCGCACGTTCACCGTGCCGGTCGATTGGCCGGGCGAGTTCCGCATGGGCAATTCTGTCGCGGACATTCTCACGTTGCTGGGGAAGTCTGAGCCGGATGCGTATGTGGCTCCCGAGACGACGCCGGAGCCGCCCCATCTCAACAACGGTGGGCTTGCGCGGTTCACTGGCACTATCCCGCCTGGGATGCTGGAAAACATACGCATGGCTGGCGTTACCAGGGTGAGCAAGGGCCGCTATCGCTCAACGCATGAAAGCGCCATGCCATCTGATCAGTACAGCGCATTGGTGACGGTGTTTGACGCCAACCCGCGTACCATCCGGGTAACCGCCAGAACCGCCACCTTCGTTGAAGTGCGTGTGACCGACTTGGCCGGTGCCGGCCAAGACCCCACTGAAATCACGATCAAGACAGAACGAGTAGTGATCCCCACATGAGCGAGGAAACTGAAATGTCGCGCTATGTCGTCTATGGTCTCGATGGAGACCCCGAACTGCCCTGCATCGCCGTGTGCCCCAACAGCACTGACATGGGGCCATATATCCTTAGCCTCGTCGGCTCCGGGTATCCGTACTTTGCGTTTCAAACGCTGCCCACTGAGGTTCTGACGGCTGATAGCATCGGGGCCAACTTCAACACCGCTCCGCTTGCCTCAACTGCCTACCAGACCAATCGGAACAACGTACAGGACATGTACGATAATCCGCCCGAGACTGCGACGACCCCGCAGGACCCGGAAACGACTACCGCCGTCTGTTGGCCTGCGGCTTAATCATCCCTCACCGCTGAGCATGCCCAACCCGCGCCTGCGGGCTTTTCTTTGTCTGCGGGCGCATTCCTCTTATTGGAGCAACTGATGACGCTTGGAACCGGCAAAGCTACGCCTATCACCGATGACAACATCGCCTCACTCGCGCGCACTCTCGGGTGTCATCCGGCAACCATCGAAGCCATTGCACAAGTCGAGAGTAACGGGCACGGCTGGTTTGCTGACGGGCGGATGAAAATCCTCTTTGAGAAGCACTGGTTTTATAAGCTCATCCCAGAGGCGAAGCGCGCCAATGCCGTCAAGAATGGCCTAGCCCGCAAGAACTGGTTGAGCCCGCAGAAGGGCGGATACAAGGACCAGGGGGACGCCGACAGCCGTTACAAGCTCCTCACTCGGGCAATCAAGGTTGACGAGGAAGCGGCCTATAAATCCATCTCTATGGGCGTTTTCCAGATCATGGGCTTTAACCACAAGCTCTGCGGCCATCAGTCGGCCAAGCAGATGTTTGACGCCTTCTGCGATAGCGAGGGTATGCAGCTATCCGCCCTCGCTGGGTTCCTTGTCGGCAAGAACCTCTCAGATGCTCTCAAGCGTGCCGACTTCGACCGTATCGAGCAGGTCTACAACGGCGGCGGTCTTGGGGGTGCATATGCCAGCCGCATGGAGAAGGCTTATGATGCGCTCCGCGCTGGCAAGTGGGCCAATTGGGGCGTTCAGCAAGCCCCCAAACCCACTCCCAAGCCTGTTGCTCCGTCTATCCCTGAAACTCCCGTCAGTGAGGCCCGGAAGCCATCTGCTGGGTGGATCATCCTTATTGCTACCGCTGGCGCTGCTGGCGTAACGGCTGCTTGGGAATGGATTGTGCAGACTACAGGGCTTATTTCGCCTTGGTGGTGATCGCAGCCTGTTTTCTGCGTTCCTTGCGGTTTAGCCGCTCCCATCCACGTTCTGGGTCAAACGTTTCGTAGTGGATTGCGCCGTCAACCGTTGATCCAGAGTGCCGTTTCAGCGGCCCAACAATGCGAACGTCCGCATAGGGCGAGGCCGATGTAGGCCCGTTCGGATACACGCTGTAATCCATCTCAAATCTCCATCAAACCCGCAGAAAACCTAGCCTTTTGCAAAGGAAAGTGCAACTATGCTCAACACAATCTGGCTGACAATTGTCCGTTGGCGCACCGCTTTATTCAACGGCATCGGCGCGTTCCTCGTGGCAGTCGCCCCCATCCTTGGCGCTCCCGAAATCGTCGCCATCATCCCGCCCAAGTACATCCCCTACGCAATGGCGGCGGTGTTCCTGATTAACTGGTGGATGCGCCCCCGCGCTGCCGTCACCAAGGCTGATCTGAAATGAGCTTCGTCACCGACTGGATATATGGCGCGGCATTCTTCTGGGTCGAGTGGGTGCCGGGCGGCTGGTACGGCGTTAACTTCGTCGCTGGCCTTATCCTAGGCGCACTGCTTGGAAAGCCCGCTGTAGCCGCTCTGTTGGCCGTTGGTGGAGCATTGATGTTCTGGCGGCGTAATACGCCCGATGCAGAACACGAGATGGTCACGCATCATCCCGACAAGCGTCCCCAGCCAAAGCCCAAGACCCGCCCCGTACCCGGTCGTAAAGCCCTCGATTGGATACATGGGGAAGAGTAGCTGGCGAGGCTCGGCCTTTTGTTACCGCAGGCCAACCCGCCCATGTAGGTACGGACTTGCAAAGCCCCCGCCAGCTAACTTCGATGCTGGCGTTGCAACCTTAGCGCGGTCGGGTACGAACCCCGGCCCCTCGGAACCAGCCCCAAACCATAGCCTAACCCCGCCGAAAATACAACCTTTGAAGTCGCAATCTGTGACCTCAAACGCCCCGCTCGGGATCATTTCCCCGATACCCCCGCATATTCCCGCCTAATCGTCCCGCTCGGGATCAACCTCAAGCTTGCGAGGATACTTTGCCACGTTTTTCCTTCGACCCGAAAATCTCACTCGGCAACATCCTTGCCATGCTCACAATGGTCGGGGCTCTCTGGGGCTTTGCGCAAGCGTACGGTTCCCTCGGCACTACCGTCGAAGCGCACACAGCCGAAATCACCAACCTCCAAATTGCCGCCGCCGCTGCTGCCAAACAGGCAGAGGATGACCGGCTGTTCATGCGTGAAACCCTAGCCGAGCTAAAGACGGATGTAGGGTATTTACGCCGCGCAGAAGAGGAAAATCGCCGCCAGGAACGGACCAACAGCGGGACCAAATAATGGGCACCCCACCCCTCAAGTTCGACATTCCCAAGATGCAGGAAGCGCTCAATGCGTGGGCTGATGCATCTTATAGCGCAACCGCCGCTGCCAAGGTTCTCGGCATAGACCGCAGCACACTAAACCACCGTATCAAGATTGCGCAGGATCAAGGGCTAGCGCCTCACGTAAGGCCCGAGAAACCCCGCATACGTATCCCCGCCCGCACATCGTACCAGCCGACCCCAAACACCTTCGGCAAGGCCGTTAGGGTGCTTGTCTGGGGCGATGGACACGACTCCCCCAATATCCCCGACAAATCCCGGTTCAGGCACTTGGGCCTGCTCGCCAGCGAGCTACAGCCCGACTTCATCGTTGACGTTGGCGACAGTCTAGATTTGGACAGCCTTTCGACGCATGCGGTTGCCGGGTCAATGGACGATAGGGCAAAGCCCGCGTTCCTCACCGAGATTGCAAGCCTGACCGATGCCTATGGCGAGTTCAACGAAACCGCCCCGTCAGCAGACGACATTCCCCGCTATCACCTAGACGGCAACCACTGCTACCGGGCCGACCGATTCGAGAACATCAACCCGACGACTGCGGGGGTCTATACGATCCCGCTGCAACAGGTGTTCGCCCGCTACGGCTTCACCAACAAGCGCTATCGGGAATGGCTATTTATCGAGGGCGTCGGCTTCACGCATGCGCCCATCAACGGCATGGGCAAGGAAGTCGGCGGCGTCAACGCTAACCAGACGGTTGCCCGCGAAACCACGTTCTCTGTTGTCTGGGGGCATACCCATAAAAGGGAACTGATTAACCGGCCCAAGTTCGGCATCGGCAACCAGATTACGGTTTTCAACACCGGGTCCATGATGCCGTTTGGTTACATCAAACAATATGCCGGGCTCTCCATGACTGGTTGGACATGGGGACCATCGGAATTGACGTTGCGTGACGGCCAGATCGAGAGCGTTCGGATGTGGTCGACCCTAGAGTTGGCGGAACGCTTCTCCTAGTCCCGATTGGGACATAATCCACGATTGGACAACCTATGAAAAACCTCGTCATTGCGGGGGCGCTTGCTCTCGCCCTGTTTTCCGCTCCCGTTGCCGCTCAGGAATGCGACACGCTCGACTATGTCAAAAGCCTGCTTGACGGCAATGGCATGACCTACACCGAAGTGCCCGCCAATGAGGTTCAGGGCTTCCTAGACGGCACTGTCAAGACCGTGCTGGGTCAGGTGCCCGAAGGCGTTACGCGCGTGCTGGTGGCGATCCTTGGCGACAAGATGGTCTTTGGCCTGGAGATCGGCGGCTGCATGACTCCGCCCATTCCGTTCGCGTCTACCGGGCCTTCCGCGTGAAGCTCTTAGCTGGCATCGCGGCGGGGCTGTTTCTCGTCGCGGTCTCTGCCTGCATCGTTTGGCATCTATCGGGGTATTGAATGCGCGTTCGCGAATGGAATGAATTTGAACTCTACGAGTATCTAACCAAGGCAATCGACGGGATCGTTGAAAGGCGAGGGAAGGGTGCCTATACGCGCGGCGCGGTTGACGGCATCCAAGCTATTATCGACGGGATGGAATTGAGGCCGGGCGCGCCCACGACGATCATTCGTGACGAGGATTAGCACTGATAGCCAAGGCCAATCCGAGAACTGCGACCAGCGCGGCAACGATGCCGCCTAAGATTCCGTAGGCAAGGTAAGTCACAACGATCATGGCAAGCCAGCACAACCCAGCCGCTACACCCCAAACAATATCGCTCATTTCAGCCTCTCATTTCTGCGCAAATATAGCGCCAAGACGTTGATTTGTCACGAAAAACGTATAGGATGCACCATGCGTTCATCTGATATAGTTCTACTGCTTGCAGGCGTGGCGGTGATACTCGCTTTAGGCGCTATGCCGGTGGTGGATAATCGGGTTAGCTGGGCGGGGGCACAGTTGGAGGCGTCTGCCGATTAGTCGTCAGCAGCGGCATTCCGAGAACAGCCGACACGACAACGGCAAGGATGAAGAACACCGCAAAGCCAGACGCGGCGACCATGTAGACGTTAAGAAGCGGCATCTTTTCTCTCCGATTGAGAATTGGATGGCTTGGGAGGCGAGGGCGTCTCTTCGCCAAGAATAGCGTCAAGCAGACGATCACACAGCGACTTTCGCTGACGGAGCGGAGGAAACCGCCACATGTTGATCGGGGTGCTCCTAAGCCGCTTAAACGCCCCGTCATCGCGCATGAAGTCCGGCACGGTTCCGGGCGGCACGATAAAAACCCCGCCCTTTCTATCCTCGTCCATTTCTTCACTCTCCATTGAACTGAGGGTTAGGCAGGGGACTACAGAGGTCGGGTGTACTCATCGACGCGAATTCCTTCGCACTCAACATAGTAGCGCTTCCAACCCTTCTCATCGTTAAATTCGATACCGCGACGGAATGCTAGGCGGGGGATGACAGGCGGCGCTGAGTAGTCTGGCGGGGACGCTAGATCGGCTATGGACACGGGAAGAGGTACGTACATCGTGTCGCCTTGAAAGGGCCAAAACCGACCGGTCGTGTTCCACATCTTTTGAATTAGCGCTTTGCGGTCCTCGTCCATCTTCCATCTCCTAGCGTTAAGCGGGGTTAGCGGGGGACTTGGGCTCATGAAGAACGCAGCCGAACTTTGGCCCCATAATCATTCCCCAGCCTTCGTCGCTTTCAACTAAAACTTCGTTGTCAGCCATTTTGTCCTCTGGCGTCCAATATCCTTGGTGCCAACGCCCGCAACCACCGAACCCACGCGCAGAGTTTGGGTCGCGCTGAAAGTGGTTACACGTCTCGCAAAGTCCCATTCTCTCTCTCCAATTGAAGGTAGTGGCTAGGCGGGGTTAGCTGCACTCGTCCCGCGTCCTTTCCCAATCCTTGCGGGTGTCAACGCGCTTGCCGCTGTCGAGATATTTCTGCATCTCCATGACCACGACGCCATTGCGACCACGGATCACGGCATATGGCGGCTTTGACCCAGCCTTTTCCATAGCTTCGATGCATTCGCCAAGCCGCGCCCATTCACTGCGCTTGCCAAGCATTGCGTCAACACGCGGGTCTACACGCTCCATATTCTCACGTATCCACTCGCGGCGGTCGGCCTCTTCCCACTCCGCATTGTTGCGGCGGCTCGGCTCCGGCAGCGCGGCGATTGTCTCTAGGTCTTTCTTAAGGCTCATAGACGATGCTCCTTGGTGCATATGGGCCGAGCGAGACGAACAAGCCCGGAACGAGACGAAAACACTTTGGCACCGTGTACGGCAGAAAACCCAAGGAAACCGCCATATTGGCGTAGGGCCTTGGCCTTCACACGGCGGAGGTCGTAGGTTCGATCCCTACCGCACCCACCACTAGACTTATAAGGCGTTTCGGCCTTCGTGTCTAGTGCGTTAGACTATGCTCCCCCACGCCCTATTGAACCTTTGCCATAGAATTCGAGCGCTTTGGCGGCTTGCCGAAGGTAGCCCGGACTGAACCGCGCATAGACCTGATAGGTGATGCGTGAGGAGCTATGGCCCAGGTATTGAGCGATCTGCTCAAACGGCGTCCCGCTCTCTGCCATCCACACTGCCGCCGTGTGCCGCAAGTCGTGTGGAGTGACATCAACCAGCCCCGCGCGCTTCACAGCAGCGGCAAAGCCCTTTTTGATGTTCAGCACCCTTTCCCCGCCGTACTCAATCACATAGTCCGTCTGCGCAGCCGCTGCCGCCGCTTCAAGCTCTGGCAAAAGCTCGTCATTGATCGGAATGGACTTGGCCCGCTTTTTGCGGTTCGTCTCGTCTGGCGTGATCAGGTCAATCATGCCCCGTTTTAGGTCTACCCGATCCCATGTCAGGTCGAGTAGCGCCCCGCGCCTTGCGGCGGTCGCCAAGGCCAGCATGATGTAGAGCTTGATATGGGGCTGCTTAGCGCCGTCCATGAGCCTTACAGCCTCGTCTTTGGTCAACCATCGATCGCGCGGCGGAGGGGCGCTAGGGGCCTCGAAACGGGCGCTGGTGACGTTGCTCCAGTTCAGGGCTTGGCGAATGACGTTGATCTCTTTCAGGATCGTCCCGTCACCGCGTCCAAGCTTTCGACGCTTGGCGGCGTATTGCTCGCAAAGCTCGGGCGTGATCTGGTCAGGGCGCAGGTATCCGAACATGGGCTCAGCGTTCGCCCATGCGCCGCGCAGCCGCACGATGTCGCGCACTCGGCTGGCCTTGTAGTTCAGGTATGTCTGAACGTAATCCCCAACTGTGCCGCCGCTAACCTGTGGCGCTTCACGCTGGCGCTCGAAATCAATCAGGCTGCGCTTTGCCTGTTGCTGGTCTGTGGTATGAAGAGCCGCTCTCTTCGTTTTCCCTTGCTCGGACCAGACGGCGTAGTATGATCCTCGATAGAGCTTTGCGCGGTAGGTTGGCATTCCTCAAACTCTCTAACTGCGGTCGCGGGGATGCGGATCAAACGCCCGACGCGGAAGCTCCGCAAGGTGCCTTTGGCGATCAGGTCGCGCACATGCTGGGCTGATACTCCCCAGCGATCCGCAAGTTCCTCAGATGAAAACGGGCGGTCGGCAAGGTCCAGGCTCATCCCCCCATCCCCTTCCATATGATGACGAGACTGCTCAAGTTTCCCGGAGTTGCCAGCCATCCAAATGCGTATATGAAGGCCATTGCAGCGAAGAAAAGAACAGCGACACGGGTGATGCTCATGGGCCGTTTGCGGATCATGCTGCGTCCTTTCGTGGGTCTGCCCAGCGTTGAACCGGCATCGGAGTTTGCAGGATCAGTTCAAGCCACGCGCGGCCTTTGTCGGTTGCCTCTGGCTTATCCTTGTGGCCTGTTGTGCGGATGACTTCGGCGTCTAGGAACCACCTGACGATTTCCTGCTGCGGCTCCCGGTGGATGTTCGGGAATGGGTCTGCCTCGGGAACGGCGCGGGTGCAGAAGTAGCAGAGCATTTCGAGCGCGAGTGGTGTCATTCCCTCTCTCCCTGCTTGAGGGAACGGGGCGGGGTAGTGCCCTCAAGATACCCCGGAACCCATGCGCGCAATGCGGCCCACGCTGTCTCTAGATCGCCCCTTGCCTCCTCCAACTGTCTCGTGAGGGTGGAGACGGTGGCCTTGAGGTCAGCGGCGGCTTGCAAACCGGCCTCGTTGTCGCGCTCGCATCCAAGTTCGTCGCAGATGTCGGCAAACGCATCGACTGCCTGCCGCAACCCTTCGGCTTCCGTTGCCTCTTTCGTTGCTATGTCTATGTAGCGAGTGAGGTCGGATTGAAGGCGCTCTATCTCGCGGGCGGCTTCGCCTTTGGCCTTCCCCTCATACTCAAGGATTGAGGCGGCTTCTTCCATGCCGCGCCATGTCGGAGACTCTGGATGAACGCGCATCAAATTGCGCAGGCGGGCGGCGCATGCCAGCATGTCGTTGCTCATGGCGTTTTCTCCAATGCGCGGAACTCTGACCAACTGCTGTACGCATAGAGACCTGCCCAAGGCAGCAAGCGAAGCTCCCACTCAAACGGCAGGCGCGGCCCACGCACAACAACCTGATAGCAGGCCCAGCACCAGACCCATTTTGCGACGGCGCTCATGGCTTCACCTGTAGGGCTGCGACCAGAACTGCATCGACAGTGACGGCAAGCTCTTCCGGCCTCAGAATGGCGGCGCTGCGCACAATTTCCGCACGAACCTTCTCGCGCGCATCGTCTACCGCTTCCCTTGCGGGAGGGTGGGAGGCGTAGAGGGGTTGAATGAGGTTGCCATTCCCGGCCTGCCCTTTGGCTTGGTCGAGAGTGTGGGCCAACATCCAGCCGTCTGCATAGTCTTTGACCCGCCACGCTACCGGCTCCCCCCTTGCTTCCGTAGGGGAACGACAGTTCCAGGCGGCGACGGATTCCTCGGTGGCGTCGAACTGCACGCCAGCAAGCGGGCAATTGGATTTGGCGTGGGTGACGGTTGCGGTCGGCAGGTATTCGCCGTCCCATCCCGCAAAATGCTCCACAATCATCGCAGCCTGACACAGTGGGCAGCTTGCGAGTTCCTTGCTCACTTCCTCGGTCATTTGGTTTCCCCAAGGATGGCTTTGGAGAGGTTGACTTTGATCCGTTCCAGCATCTCGGCGCGTTGCTTCGCGCTTGGCTTTCGACGGAAGCGGTAGCGGAGTTCTGCGCCTGCGCTATCGTCGCCCGTCACCATGTCTCGTTGCGCCTTAATGATGCGTCGTCCAACCGACATTTTCATTGCTCCAAAGCAGGTTTCATGCTACCAGAAATGAGGCTCAAAGCCTAGAAAAACCTAGGTTTTTACGGTGCAAACCAGTCGCAGATTTCAACCCGCATCGTTCCCGCGCGGTGCCATTCGTCCCAGCACTTCCATACCTTCGCTGGCGGCTCGGGAACCTCCTCCACAACCTCTGTTACATACGCAACAGCAGGGGCAGGAGACGCCATCTTGCCAACCGGATCGTTGATGTTCAGCGAGGACAGCAGCGAGGTCGTTCCCTGGCGTTCCGCTTCGTCGCAAGCGGTCAGCACAAACGTACTCCCCGCAATAGTCAGGACGGCGGTGATTGCACGAATGGTCATGACGCAATCTCCACCGGTTCGCGGGTCTGCGGCGCAATCCGCGTCCACTTGGACGGCAGATGATTAGCCCGGAACGAGTCCATACAACTCGGGCACAAGTCTAGTTGGTCAGGCCCGCGCGTTGAGTTGGGGTAACTGACGTGCAATTGGTTTACCCTATGCGGCTCGGCAATGTGCCCACCGCAACCGTCACAAAAAACCTTCGTCGTCATTTCACTTCCTCTCGTTTGAATGTATTGCGGCGCTCAATGGGCCGGGTGGCTGTTCGTTGGCTTTCGCGTTTTGGAAATCCCTGCCCGCGTAGTCTGGACGGCGTGCGGATGCCCAAGTGTTTGTCAGAAACCCGCTTCGTCTTGGCCTGTATCGGCACATCGAAAGTTCGGGTCTTGTGTGAATGGCAGGTACGGCAACACGCCACGCAATTCTCTAAGCCGTCGCTATCGCGCTCGGTCGCTGGCACCGGGTAATGGTCAAACTCCACCCCATGCGAGAGAGGCGCGTTGCAGCGTTGGCCCGGTTCTAGCCCGTATACGGTCCCAATGGCCTCACAGAAGCCGCCAGAGCGTTTTAGGGCTTCCCGCTTGGTTGGCTTGCTGAACTCGCTACGGGCCATCAGGCGGCCTCCTCTGTGGCCTCATTGAACGTCACGCCATGTTCAGCGGCGAAGGCGTCGATCAGGTCCAGCAACAGGCCCATCTCTTCCTTGCTCATGTCGGACGTATGCAGGCCCAACAGAACGAAGCTTCCGGGGTCGATACCTGGGACCACGCGGGCCTTGCGCAGCGATGCCGTGAACATGTCTTTGAAATCGGCAGGCGATAGCTTCTGACCGTGCCACTCGACTTGCTGGGCAATCTCAGTCAGGCGCGACCACATCAAATCGTTCGCGGGGATTGACCGGCGCGGTTTCTTGAACTCGATACGGGAACCGGCTGGCACGCCTAGCGCCCATTTGCACGCTAGGTTACGATCTGCCTGCGTCCGAACGACGATCACGGCGCGGCTCATAGCGTCCTCGCGTATGCAACCAGATCGTCGGCCAATGCCTCGCGTGTTCTGATGACGCCAAGCATCTGGTCATAGACGCCCTGCAGGTACTCACGGCGCTTGCCGTTGAAGTCATCCGCGTGAACGAACCAGGCATCCTGCAACTCGTCTATGGTCTCAGACCGGCGCAACTCGCGCTCGGCATTGGCTACGTCGAACGATAGTTTCAGTGCTGGCTTGAGGTTCATCGAATTTATCGGCGGGCGCTTTTTAGGCAACCCGCCGCCCTGTTGGATGGGGGAACTAGAATGGGATCGCGTCTGCGTCGTCGCTGTCGAACGATGGTGCAATCTGGCGCGCGCCCTTGTCTCGACTGTAACCGCCGCGCGCTTGCTGTTGAGGCTGCTGCTGGCTATCCTCGCGGGGCTTGGGGGGCATCATCAGAATGCGCGTCTCCAGCTTGCCATCCTTGAGCGTGGGGATCGGCAATGCTTCCAGCGTGATGCTAAAGCCGTCGCGTTCCTTCATCGGCCAAGCGGTCCCGATGCGGGTAAACGATGCCTTCTCTTCGCCGTGTTGATCCACGTAGGGGCGGGCAATCAAAACGTCATAACGGTCGGTCAATTCGGGTTCTCCAGGTTCTCAAAGTTCGGGGGGATGACAGAGCCGACCTGCGGCGCGTTCAGCGTCTCTTGAAAGGCCATCAGCTTGTCCTTCAATTCGTCTTTCCACGTGCGAAGCTCGGCTTGCAGGCTCTCGGGCAACTGCTGGTAGACCGCGTAATGACGCTGCCAGACGCCTTGCAACTGCTTGAGCGTGGTGGCCGCGAACATGGCGTCAGCGATGGTTTTCCAGTGCGCCTTAGCTGCCGTGTTCGACATGGGCTCGGGGGCTTCTTCGTCCTGAGCCTGAGACGCCAATTCCTGCCGAACTTCGTTGACGTACTTGCTGTCATCGAACAGGCCCATGTGAACGTCAGCCGACATGCCAAGATGCTTCATGGCGTTGCCTACGGCGTCCGTGAAAGCCTTCTTGAAAGCTTCGTCGTCGTTCTCCCAACGCTCGGGCCGGTTGTACTGATCGTTGGCTTTGATGTGGGTCACGACCTTGTCGCCGCCGACGCCAAACACGGTATTGACCGTGCCGTCTGCATCACTCGGATCAACCCACCAAAGCGAGACGGTGCAATAAACCAGCATCTCGCCATTGTGGCCGGGGACGGTGCTGAACGTAGGCTCGCCCATACCCCAGCCTTTGCCAGCGGGTCCGAACACTTCCGTCATTTTCTGTTCGGTATAGATCGGCTTGACGGCAGTTCCAGAGAACCCCCCAGCCCGCTTGAAACCCTTCGTGTGCGATGGGTCAGTGCGGCCTAGCCGCTCCCAAATTGCTAGATTTTCCTTGGTCATTGTGCTACCAATTCCTTGCGGCGTTGATGGATGATTTCGCCTCGCGCCAGAGCCGGATTGCGTTGGCGGCGTGTTCGTGGAATTTCACCGGGTCGCCCCCGTTCTTCTCTTCCCAAGCCCATTTGCGATGCTGCCAGGATGACCGGCGCTGTTCGCGGGCGAGGTCTAGAAATGCCTTGCGGGTTCGGTTCACTTCACCGTCTCCGCTGCATATTCGTTGACGCGACGGACAAACGAAAACATGTCCACGTTCATCCATGCGCCCATGCGCTGTTCGACAATCCATTCGCCGGGGCGGCGGTCATCGAGCGAGTTGACATGTACGTACTTGGGCGGGTCCATCTTCCACGGGTTCAACACCTGCGCTTGGCAATAGACGCCGTTCAAAACCACTTCGCGTTCTGGGTATCGGTCCATCACTTCACCGTCTCCGTAGGGTTAGAGAGGGCGGCGCGGTCGCGTATTGCGGCCATGATTTCCTTGATCGTGCTCCACGGCACCTCAACACGTCGCGTGCAATCAACTGGCTCGCCGTCCTCGTCCAACGACAGAGTTTCGATGTTGAAAGCGAACTCGCCAATGTATGCGGCCTTAGTGTCGGCGCTTGGCGTCAACGCTGCCTCGTAGGTCTCCGCCCGCTCAATAAGCGATAGAATGGCAGAGGGATTGGCGAGGGCCGCAAACGCGGCATTCTCTACCGCGTCAACGAACAGCACCGGGCGGGAGTCGCCGCCATTACGTACCGACAAAGACTGCGGATTGGTCATGGTGTAGAAGTCGGCAACGTCACCGGCAGGCCCTACGATGTAGGGACCATGATGTTCGTTGGCTGGCACCAAATCCCATTCGCAAGCGCCTGCAATCAGCGCCGCTTCCTTGAGTGCTGCAATGTTCATTTCTCGTCCTCCAATGCCTTCTTGACTGTCTCGATAACCCGGAGGTGCTTGGGCCATTTCTCTGCCTGCAATTCGCGCAATGCTTCGTCTCTGTATCGAGCGAGGGTGAGGGCTGGGATGCACTGCTGGTCGCGGATGAGGTCGGCTAGGACAAGGCTGCACATCACGCACCCGTCGCTTTAGAGATGGCCGCGTCGATCTGCTCAGCGAGCTTGCCGTGGACTTCGTTGCGATAGTCGCAGGAGCGGCGGGCGCTGCCGGGTTGAGACATGCACAGCATTGCGCATGTGCCCTCTCCGGTCTCAAATTTGCCCGACTTGCAAAGCGCCTTGGCTATGATTGCGATACGGTCGTAGCTCATCACGCGATCCTCTCGATACGGTCGAACTCTGCGCGCATGCTTTCTGTCTCAGCGCGGGACTTTTCCATCATTCGCCACATGGCTGCGTCACGAAGCAGCCGACGAATGGCGGGGCCGAAATCAACCGGCGTGTCGTACAGATGGACGAAGCGGCGGCTCATCTGGTGACCGCGTGCAAGCCAGAGCTTACCGGCGCGCTTTTCACGTGCAGCGCGGACGCTGGTGGCACTGTCCACAACATCGGCAAAGTTGGCGACGTTCGGACCGCCAAGGCTAATGAACGCGTTGTGCAGGTAGGTCATCCGCGCGTCATTGGCGCGGGCGTCAAATGCTGCGGCGCGCGCTGCACCGGCTGCATCCCAACGGGCAATCATTGCGTCTGCGAGTGCTGCGGCTGTCTGTGCCATCATTCATCCCCTACGGGTTTAAGGTGACCGTCTCTCCGGTCTGTCACGCCCCGCGCATCGGCGTTCACGGGTAGGGCCGCCCCTACCGGCCTCGGGGGAAGGCCGCTTACGCGGCGGTGGCCCAGAGCTGGCGTGATGGGGAAACCTCCACAACTTCCTGAGCCTCGCGGTAAGCGCGCTCTGCATCGGCGGCGGCGCACCATGCGAGGTAGTTCGCGCCTTCCTGACCACGGATGGTGCAGGCGTCGGCTTCGGAGCCGTTTGCCATAACGTTCCAAGCCTTGTTGCTGGCTTTCACGAGGGCCTTAAGTTCGGTGGTCATCTTGGCCATTTCGATCTCCCGTTGTGCAGCGCTGTTCGCTGCGTCTGAAAGCTACCCTTTCATACCGGAAAGCGGATTGCAAGCACAAAATGAAAGCCGCGCTTTCAATCTGACGCAAATCAGTTTAGGGATGGTCTGGAAATGAAAAACCCCGCTCGTGAGGCGGGGCTTCATTGACGGGTCGGAAGGTTGATTAGACGGTGGCGACCCACCGCAGGCATTGCGGTATCTGAATACCACCGGGCGCGGACATATTCAAGCCCCACTCCTAAAGTGCGAAGGGGCGTCCGCCGGGGTTCTTAGTGCCCCGTGAAGTAACGCACGACTGCTGGCGCTAAGATCGACCAGCGGGCCTTTTGCGAGGGGACGGCTCCGGCAGTCAACATTCGCTCAGGCTAGGGGTCCAACTCCGGATGCTGAAAAGCACGGGGGCTGGACTCCTATTGCCTATTGCTCAGGAACTCACCAACAGTCAACTAGGGTAGTAAGAGTTAGAATACGCGACCGCCCATAACGATGTAGTGCACCGAAACGACGCACTCATGGGGAAAGCGCAGCAACTTTGGCGGGTTGAACTGCTCAAGGACTAGTTCTTTGGAATTGTGGCTGACGAAGCGTTTCACGTAGGCGAAAATCGGCCCTGACTCTGAGTGCTGAACCTGGGCCACCACATAGTTGTTTTTCACGACCCGCTTGTTCGGGTCTACATAGACAGTTTCGCCGTCCTCATAGCGGGGTTCCATCGAAGTCCCCGCAACCGTGACAGCATATGCGCCTTTTGAGCCCGATAATCCGGGCGGTGCAGTAATGTTGTCCAATTCTTGACCGTTAAGGACGAATTCACCGTCCTCCCCTCCAACGGCGTGCCCGTACAAAGGAATAGTATTAGCCCGCGCTGGCAGTTTGTCGCCAACAATCGCATTCGCAGTTTCATTCAAATCCGACTGGTTGCCGATTTCCATACCGCCGCGACCGTTTGCCAGCCATTCAAACGAGACCGAAAACACATCGGCAATCGCCACCAGGTTGTCGGTCTTTATCCCTTTCCCCAGCTCCCAGTTGCCAACAGCGCCGCGCGTGGTGGTGCCGAGCTTCGCCGCAAACGCTTCCTGCGTCATGCCGCGCGCCTTCCTGACCGCCCGAATCCGTCCGCCAATGTCGCTTTCACTTACCATGCCGGGAACATATCGGAGGCATTTGTCACGTTCATCGAAAGAGACGCTTGCCTTACATTGCAAGATATGCTTTCAATGCAGGTATGAGCAAAGCACCAACACCCCTCCAGAGAGCCAAAGACCTTTGCGGCGGTGCCGCTGGGTTGGCGGATAAACTCAACGCCATCAATCCGAAGCGTCCCGTTACGCGGCAGGCCGTGCACCAATGGGTGCAAGTGCCAGCAGTCCGCGCGGCTGATGTGGAAGCGGTGTCGGGCGTTCCTCGCCATGAGCTTCGCCCTGATGTGTTCCGTATGCAGATGCCGGAGACCGCAGCATGACCCACATCGAACGCCTATCCCCCATCCTTGGCACCCTCATTGCCATTGGTCTGGTTATTGCGTGGGGGTGCATCTGAAATGTTCAAGCACTCTCCAGAGACGGACGCCATCATTCGCGACGGCTACGCGAAAGACCTTCCGGTCAATTGGATCGCCAAGAAGTTACGTGTGACCAAAAACGTTGTCATTGGTCGCGCGCGGCGGCTTGGTCTGAGCGATCCGCAACGTGTCGCTTATGCAAATTCGTCTGCGAAGACAGAGGTTATAGCGCGGTGGGACCGGAAATGACCCGCGCTGTTCCCCCTCTGCTGTTCGTCGCTGCGGTACTCGCCGCACTTCACCTTGCCGTTGCTTGTGGATGGGTGACGGCATGACCATTCACTGTGACCAAACGAATGAAGGCCGCATGGCGCGGGGCAACGCCAGTTGGACGCGCGACCTTCATACGCTTGCTCACGGGCAAGACCGTAAGCGTGGGCTTGCGGTAGGACATGGCCGTTCCTCCCCGGCTTTTGTCCTTAGTCTGACTGACCTCCTGACCAACTCGGGCCGGTGTTTCGGCATCGGCCCATTTTCCCATTCTCATCGCAACACGGCCCCCCTCCTCCCCCGTGTTGTGTGGGCCGGACGGATGCGCGCACTTCACGGTGCTGCGCTCCGTTCCCGGTTCAACCGTAACCCGCTTCATCACTTCGCCTGCCAGGGTGCCGATGTCGCGGAATGCCATAAGCGTCAGACCTTTCGTGGTGGCTGCTTCGATGCAGTCAACAAACCACGTGAGGCCCTTAATGCCGTCCCCGAAAAACAAGCATTCGGTACATGAAATGACCATTGAAGCCGCGAGCAATTACGCCGCCACACTGCTGGACCTTGAGGTCCATCGTTCCGGCAACATCGAAACCGCGCTGAGCCGAATTGAGCAGCGTTACGGGATCAGCCCTAACCAGATCATGCACCTACGAAACCGGCGCGCGAAGTCGTGCGACGTATCCCTCTTTGCCAGATTGCGGCTGGCCTACGTGGACCTGTGCGAACGCCAGGTTACCAAACTCCAACATCAGATCGCAGTCGAGAAAGCCACGGGCGATGACACTCTGGAAGATTTGGAAAATGAGGCTCGCGCTTTGGCTGCGAAGATTAAGGCGCGGAAAGCGGGGATGAGATTGGGAGCCATGAAATGATCGCTGAAATCATCCGGTACATCGGCGCGCGCGTGTTCGGCGTCCGTTACGTGGAACTGATCGACTATAACGGAGCGCGGCATGTTCGGCGCGTAGAGTTCCAAGGCGGCAAGGCTTTTTCCCGCAGGTATGGCTTCGACATTGCCAACGTGCTGCTTCTCGACAACGGCAAGACGGCAGGCGTGTCCTACGTTCACGGCTGGGAGCCTCACGAGCCTATGTCGAAGCCTGTATGGCCGAAGTGGGAGGCATCCAAATGACCCCTCATTGCACCATACGGGTAAAAGTCTGGAAGCGTCACAGCACCTCTACTCGGTTACCTCGTAAAGAGCTTGAGACACGGCAAAAGCTTATCTCTGCTTTGAAGAGGGGGGCTTGAATGGAGCCGCGCCGCGAAGTTTTGGCAGAGGGCGTTGAGGTTTGGCTTGGGGATTGCCGCGAAATCTTGCCCATGCTGGGGAAGTTTGACGCGGTAGTTACCGACCCGCCTTACGGCATCGGTGCGGACTCCACGATGCATAAGCAGAGCGGCACCAAATACGGGAAAGCTGCCGCAGCAAAACGTGAGTACCGGGCTACGGATTGGGACATTGAACCCATACCGCAGGACCTGATGATGCTAGTCCAAAGCGCCGCGAAATGGAACATAATTTTCGGGGGCAATTACTACAGTTTCCCCGCCTCAACGTGCTGGCTGGTTTGGGACAAAGAGAACGGCGACAACGGTTTCGCAGACTGCGAACTGGCTTGGACCAATCTCCCCAAAGCAGTGCGCCGCATCAAGTGGATGTGGAACGGCATGCTGCGCAAGGGCGGAGAGTCCCGCGAGGGGCACCCAACCCAAAAGCCCGTAGAGGTCATGCGCTGGGCCATAGGGCAGCTTCCTGAGCCCAATCAGACCATCCTTGACCCTTTCTGCGGTTCGGGCACCACGGGCATGGCTGCGGTCAAATCTGGCAAGCGTTTCACCGGTATCGAGGTAGACCCGATTTACTTCGATCTGGCGTGCTCTCGGATTTCGCGCGCGCTGACTGAACCCGACATGTTCATTGCCACTCCCCAGCCCAAGGCCGAACAACTCTCGATCCTGGATGGTGCGGCATGACAGACGCCAGGCTTCAATTGGCACGGTCCATGATCTGGCGCGACTTTGACGGCGGCCCTCCGCAAGACGTGGAGGCGCTGCACCGGCTTGAACAGCATTACCTAGCTTTGCTGGACCCGGTTAGCGTGCGCTTGCCGTGGCCGGTATCCCCGCTAAGCCCGAATGCCCGCATACATTGGGCGCGTAAGGCGCAGCTAGTGAAGGCCAGCCGCTCGACCGCGTTTTATCTCACCCGCGAGGCGTTCGGGCCGACTAAGCCCAATTGGCCCGGCGCTCGCGTCTCCATGACCTTCTGCCCTCCCGACAAGCGCCGTCGCGATTTGGACAACTGCATTAGCAGCACAAAGGCGGCCAGAGATGGCATTGCCGACGCCTTGGGCATTGATGACAGCAAATTCGAGTGCGGCTTTGCCTTTGGCGAGCCCGTACCGGGTGGCGCTGTTCTCGTCACCATCCAATCCATCTAACACTAGGGGTGTAATATGAGTTACGAGTGGACCGCAGAACGCGTTGCGCGCTTACGACAAATGCACGCCGCCAAGTTCGCTTTTTCCTTCATTGCCGAAACCCTTGGAACGACACGCAACTCAGTCATTGGGAAGGCGCATCGCATGGCATTGAACGGCAAAGTCTATACACCGAAGCCGCGCAAGAAATCCGGCTCGGGAGTGAATCGCGTTCGGGCATCTCGCCCGCGTCCTCGGGTGCGCGTCATGCGTCAGGTTACGCCACCTCCGCCGCCGCCAGAACCGATCAAGCCAGTTGATGCTTGGTCCGCTATTCCAGGCACGACGCCGGTCGGCATTATGGACCTAAACGCGGGCATGTGCAAATGGCCGATTGGAGAGGGTCGCCCGTTCCTTTTTTGCGGTTGTCCGGCTGGGGTAGGGGCTTCCTACTGCGAAAGCCATCAGGCGCTCTCCAAAGGCCCCGGCACGCCATCTGAGCGCCGCGCCAAACACGACATGCAGTACATGGCAAAACGCGAAAACACGATGATGGTGGACGCATGACAGACCTTTCGACGTATCAGGCGCAGACCTCGCACTATGCAGCGGTTAAGGCCCGGCTGGGTGTTCCAGCCGTCAAGCGCCGCCGCGTTGCAGCCATCCCGGCTCCTGAGCCCGAGCCGCCACGCCCCTTGTCCATTGTCCTCTCTTGCGAGGAAGTGAAACCGCTTCCGGTCATCGGGGACAAGATGCCGCCTTGGAAAGCAATCTTGCTTCAGGTTTCGGCTTCGCATGGCATCCCGCCCGAGCAGATTGTCAGCCCCATTCGGACGACCCGCGTCGTGTTGGCGCGTCAAGAGTATTGCTACCGGCTACGCGAGGAAGTGTGCCTGACATGGCACCAGATCGGCCGCCGCGTCGGCAGGGACCACACGTCTTGCATGCACTCTTGGCGGCGTCACGCAAGGTTCCTCGAAACCGGCAGTTACGTGTCGCACGAATACCGCCAGTTCTGGACGCCTGAAAAGATCGCAGAGGCAATGGACCTGCATTCTCGGGGCCTAACCTATGAGCAGGTTGCCAAGCGCGTTGGGGCATCAACTGCCTTAGCCGTTGCCAGCAAGCTCCAGAAGCATCGCCGGGCGCTTGCAGAAACCAAGGAAATTGCTGCCCGCAAAGCCAAGTGGAGCGGTCAAAGCAAAAGGCTTGCGTCATGAACAACGTTCTTCGCCTCTTCCCTGAGCCTGAGCATGTTGCCGCGCCCGTTGTGGAGCCGACACGCTTTGAGGAAATCTGGAAATATTGGCCGCGAAAGGAAGGCAAGCCGCTCGCCCGCGCCAAGTATGCCGCCATCCTCAAAGGTAGGTTTAAGACACGCACACTCGACAAGGACAGCGGCCAGTTTGTCGATATCGAATTGAGCGCGACTGAGGATGAGATCATCCGGGGTTCCCGCGCCTATCTCGAAAGCCAGTTCGACAAAAATACGTATCGGTACAAGGACGGCGGAAAATTCATTCCGCACTACGCGACGTTTTTGAACCGGGGTGGCTGGGAGGGGTTTCTTTGACCCCCCGGCGCTTCAACTCGCGTTCAATGGCAACTCGGATGAGGTCTAGGCGGGGTTCATCCTCGCCCAAGGCCGCGTCAATGCGCGCCAGCACGCCATGTGCCAGCGGCAAAGTGATCCTGTCCGGGTATTCCATTTTCCGTCCCACGCGGGGGGTTGTAGCCGCTTCCAACATTTTACGTCTATCCCTCTTTTTTCGTACCTACGCTATTGACCGTATCGTAAGTACGGTATAGGGTCAAGCAATCAGAACGCGGAGACGACAAATGCAGATGATTTACAAGAGCGGCGCTGTTGAAATCTGGGCAGTCACCGAGAGCTACGGCACCGACTACTACGTGTACGGCGTGCTCCGTGACCCCATCGTCTGCCCGTCGCTCGACATGGCCCGCGCTAAGGCTGCGGTGTGATGGAAACGGTCGCGGCCCTCTACGTCGAGTCGCAAGGCGCTTACTACGGGTTGGCTGGTGTCGATCCGTGGGATGAAGCGCGCGATGCCCGCACGTATGACGGGCCGCATCCGGTTGTTGCCCACCCGCCTTGCCAACGTTGGGGCAAGATGTGGTTTGGCCAGCCGTTGACAGTGAAGCTTACCGGCGTCCGTAAGATCAAGGGCGATGATGGTGGCTGCTTTGCCGCTGCGTTGGGCGCTGTCCGCAAGGTCGGTGGTATCCTAGAACATCCGTGGGGAAGCCACGCTTGGCCCCATTTTGGTTTGAACGTACCGCCGCGCTCTGGCGGGTGGATTGCGGCTGATTTTATCGGCGGCTGGACATGTTGCGTGGAGCAGGGGCGCTATGGGCATTACGCCCGCAAGCCGACGCTGCTTTATGCCTATGGCGTCGAGTTGCCAGAGTTGCGTTGGGGCAAGAGCGAAGCCCGTCTAGACCCGGCTGTTGTTGAACGCATGGGGCTGGCACGAGCGAAGCGCCTTGGCGAGGTTGGTGCGCGCGGCGGCGGCACTAACAGCACTCCGCGCATTCACACCCCCACAGAATTCCGTGACCTCCTCATTGGCATAGCCCGGTCGGCTTACCAGTCGGCAGAGGTGGCGGCATGAAGAATAAGGGACGCAAGCCCGGCAAGGCCGCGTCCCTGGAATTCGTCGGTCTCTCAGCAGGTCACCCGACGCACCTATGTAATACTATTACATTCGGTGGAGCGCAAGCAAATGATGTGCAGTCCGTGTGCTGGGCCACAACAAGCGACCAGAACCAAAAAACACCAGATGAGCGTGACCCATAGCTCGCTGGGCCTTCACAGCCGGGCAACCCCCGGAACGGTCCGAGGCTTCGAAGCAGTCCACCCGAGGTTGGCCCCTTGGAAAAATGCCCGAAGTGACGCCAGCCGTAAGAAATGGCGTCAAAGGAACGAGTTGGGAACCAACTTGGCGGCGATGCGCCGGAAAAGGTCTGAGTATGCGCAGCTAACAAGCTGTCCCCATAGCCAGGGGCTTCACGAGCGGAACCAGTGTCCGTGATACCGTGAAGGCAGAAAAGGGTTAGCTATGCCCGAACGTCGAGACTCTGGAAATGGACCCACGCATGACCTCCACAGACATCAACAGCCAGCATGGCAGCGATAAAGGGACAGAGATGAGCGCGAAAGACGAAGCAATTGTTGCGCTGCTTGACGCATACGACGCCGAGACCAGCAAACTGCCTCTAGGCCACGAAATGCGCAGCCGTGGCGCTTCAACGTACAACTGGCGGCGAGCGGTCGCAGACGACCTCCGAAAGCTTGCTGGGCTGCCTCCGTATTCGCGCCCCCACACACTCACCAATGAGGATAGAGGATGACGCAGCAAGGAACGCAATCAGCATGGAAGCCAATTCACACCGCACCGCACAAGGGCATTTTCCTCGTCACGGACGGAACGCAGGTCGGTCTAGCCAAAGCAACGTCTGACGGCATGGTGGTGAAGTTGTTCGAGCTCTCGCGGCCAGGAATTGACCGGCTGGACGGAAGCCCCCACCGTTAACGATCAGGAAGGGAAGGAAGGATGAGTGAATGGCAAGATATCAAAACAGCGCCGCGCGATGGCACCGAGTTTATGGCGTGGATTTTGAACGGCGAGAAACAGGGATTTTGGGAACCTCGCGCTCGGTTTGAGCCCGTCGATGGTGGCTTTGAAATGTGGGGCCGCGTGGACTACGACCAAGAGGGCTGGGAACTGGTCTACATGTGGCTTACGCCGACACATTGGATGCCTCAACCGTCAGCCCCAACCCCCACCAGCAAAGAGGAATGAGATGAGCGAGACACGGAAGCCGCACCGCGCGTTTACTTTGCGCCTTGAGGTTGAGGCGGATGATCGGGATGCCCTATGCGGCTACCTGACCAACTTCGTCACCGAGCTTTACATGGACAAAATCACCAGCGGCGTTAGCGGCGGTTACTCGGCTGGGGCAACCTACTCACTGGCCATTGATCCGGGCATGACGCACGAACGGTGGGCAGTCGATTTGGAAGCATACATTGCGAGTCTGGACGCGAATAAAGACGCGCAAAACACCGCTTAACACTAGATCAAAAATCGCGGATACGCTAGTCTTTTCAACGAAATAGCCGGGGCAAATCACGATGGGACGTAGAGGACCAAAGCCGAAAGACGGTACACGCATCAACGGTCGCCTTTCCCGCGCACAGTCGGAACTGGCAAACCGCGCCTACAGCCAATACGACAAGGAAGAGCGGGAAATGCTGGAAACGGGCCTAGCAGCGCGTGAACGCATCTACGGGCTACCCAGAGCCACGAAAGGCGACAAAGGCCAGCCAGTGGCCCTCTCTCGCGATCAGCGAGCCGGTTCATTCGTCGGGCGTCTCTGCATCAATGGCGAATTGACCATTACCCAGCATGACGCAGCCGAACGATGGCTGGAGCAGTCAGTGGCAAACGCGCGGGCTAAGTGCCTTCCGCGTCCTCCAGGCGCAGTGCGTATCAGCGACACGCCGGGCGGTGGAGTATCGGGCGAATATGAGAACATCGAACGCACGCTAAGCGACATTGCCGAGTTCAAGGCTGCGCACGACGCGGTGCAGGCAGCACAGTACGAACCCAGCAACATGGGCGGCGGCTCACGGTTCACCCTCCTAAGCGCTCTCTGGCATTTGGTAGAGCAGGACATAGCCCGTCATGACATGGTTGCTGATCTTCGCATTGCGTTGAACGTGCTGGCGCGGCACTACAAGATTGAAGCGAGGAAGGCGGCATGAACGAGGCACTTACATTCTGCCCGTTTTGTGGCGGCGACGACAGCAAAGACAACGCCACGATGAGCGCCAAGGTGCATCTGGCGGAGTATCGGTCGCCGGTCGGGATGGCGTGGCGCGTCGAATGCAGATGCGGCGTAACGGGGCGCGGGTTTGAGGGCCGGGATGGCTTTAAAAAAGCTTCGGAGTGGTGGAATGAGAGGGTTTTTAGCCCGGCCAAGGTTGCAAGCCTCTGATGAGCGCGGCACACGCCAAAGCCACGGTTAGTGGGATGGGCGCAGTACCTGCCTCGTATTTAGCGGGCATATTCCGAGACACGCCAAGAGCCTCAGCCGCTTGCGTGCGGTTGAGGCCCATCAATTCCCGCCAGCGGGCGAAGTCGTTGGGCACCATCAGAGGTGCCCGTAAAACTTGTGGCCAGCGAACCCGCCAAGCTGCTCAACCTTGTAGGTCTGAGCCAGATAGTCGCAGCCAAGTTCAGCAAACAGTTCAGCGTCTGCCTGAGCTTCGGCACTCAGCGGCTGCCAGTTCTCAAGGTTGACGGTGCCATTCATGTTGCGGGGCAGTTCGTCCGTGATCTGAAAGCGCACGTTGGTAGTTTCGTAGTCGCGGGCGGTCCAAGCGGTGTTGATGTAGATGGTCATTTGCGTCTCCCGTTGTTTGATGACCCCTTGTCGCACATAGGAATGCATCCGTCAACAGGTATCGCACATAAAAATGCAAAATAGTTTGCTCCCGCATAATACGCAACGTGCGGGGATTGTGGAAACTTAAGCGACCGCTTGACAATGCCAAAGGGTAGAAAATGAAGCTTTGCACTATCCCAGAATGCACCGGAAAGCATGTAGCGCGCGGCCTTTGCTCCCGTCATTACAGGAGGTGGGAGAAGCATGGCGACCCACTTTCCGGTAGGACAAAAGAAGGCGAAGTGCCTGAATGGCTGCAATCCCATGCCGCGTATCAAGGCGATGATTGCTTGGAATTCCCGTATGCGAGAAAACCCAGCGGGTACGGTGCGCTAAAGTTTGAAGGCCGGATTATGGCCGCTAGTCGCGCCATGTGCATTCTTGCTCACGGGCATCCTGCTTCGGAGGAGTTGGTAGCGGCGCATTCGTGTGGCAATGGGCATTTAGGCTGCGTCAACCCTAAGCACCTTCGGTGGGCAACGGCGTTAGAGAACGCCCAAGACTTGGTTAAGCACCGCGAAATGGGAATTCGCCCGTTGCAATCTGGCGTCGATATGGACCGGGTAACTGACATAATGCGAGTGCGTGGGTTGGAGCCGCAGAAGGTAACGGCTGCACGCCACGGCATCAGCGCCAGCATGGTTTGCAGAATACAGCGTGGAAACAGGCGACAGGGGCTTGCTTCATAACGCAAATCAAGGCATGGTTTTGACAATGGGCGCTAAGCGCCTGAACAAGACCCCGAACGCCTCTCGCATTCGACGCGCACCAAGCGGGGTTACTTATTCAGTTTCGAGTGAAGCCTGTAAGCAGGCGGACGCGATGCTAGTTGCCGCTCCTGCGGGGCGGAGAGACGGATCATCAGGAAGCGCCGGGCGCGTCGACCATCTGAAAGAAACATCAGATACCGGCGGGAGTGCTGCCCCGCCACTCGGATCAATCCCCACACACAAGAGCGCTGAGCTACAGGGGACGTGTAGCTAACGTTACAGCAGTGCTCACGAAGCGGCATCCCCACGGTGTGTGGGTACTCTCGCGCGAGGTAAGGCATGGCTGTAGTAGGCAAAGCGCCAGATGGCGTAACTATCCTCCAGCCTGCAACCAAGCCCGACCATTTCACGCGCCGCCAGATCGCAGCAACAATCCGCAAGGTGAAGCATTGGCCGAAGTGATCCAACTCGCAGATCATCTGGAAGAAGTTGGCCCCGGCTATAGGTTCGATCCTGACGCAGTTCTAGAGGCTGCAAAGGGCGCAGGCTTTGCCAACATCGTTGTTCTGGGCGAGCTAGAGGACGGCAGTCTGTACATTGCGGGCGCAGCTAACGCTGGCGAATGTCTGATCCTGATGGAACGCGCCAAGCATCAGCTTATTCACGGCGACTAACACTCACATTCAAAAGCGAGACTAAGCCATGCAGGTCGTTGACGTTGCGCCGGTAACCGATACCAGCATCTATGCCAGCGGTGACGTGGCATTCGTTCCCATCATTGTCCCAAGCTACCGTTCATCGGACGCCAGCGGCCCGGCACGCAAGCTGGTCAGCGTTACGATCCTTGACGAGGCTGCTCAGGGCGTTGCGCTTGACCTGGTATTCAGTGCAGGCACGATAACGCTGGGCACCATCAACGCCGCTGTATCGGTATCCGACGCCGACGCCCGCAAAATCCTTGGCATTGTATCGGTAGTCGCTGCCGACTATTCCGCGCTGGTCAATTCGTCGCTTGCCACAAAGCGCGCCATTGAACTGATCATACAGCCCGACGCTGTGCTGTACCTCAGTGGCATTGTTCGTTCAGGTACTCCGACCTATGCGGCTGGTTCGCTCAAGATCAAGCTTGGGTTTGAGGACGCCTGATAACAGTGGCAGACCTGACCCCCAAGCAAGAGGCATTTGCCCTAGCATATGTGGAAACGGGGAACGCCAGCGAAGCCTATCGCCGTGCGTATGATGCAGACAACTCGTCGCCAGAGACGGTAAAGGTCGAAGCGTCCCGGCTGCTGGATAACCCCAACGTGGCCCTAACTGTGCTCAAGATGCAGGAAGCGGCCCGCGAACGTACCCTTGTGACCATAGAAAGCCTCACCAGAGAGCTTGACGAGGACAGGACGCTAGCACGTAGCCTGGAGATGCCCGCAGCCGCTGTGAGCGCTGTAATGGGCAAAGCCAAGTTGCATGGTCTGATTACCGACAAGACGAAGAACGACACCACGCTGTCAGGCGACGCCAAGATGCTGGCAATGTTTGAGCGCATCGCAGCCCAAGGCAAGCCGTTGGTGAAGCATGACGGCGACAGTTAGCGCCGATCAGTTCCTTGATCCGATCTGGCGCATCTGCAACCTCTATACGATCATTGACAAGAAAGGCCGCGCCGTCCCGTTTCGCCCTTGGGATGAGCAGCGCCAGTTCCTCGAAACCATCCACACACGAAACCTAATCCTTAAGTGTCGGCAAAGGGGTTTCACAACCCTGATGTGCATCGTCCAGTTGGACGCCTGCATATTCACCCCGACGACCCGCGCCGCTGTGATTGCCCACAAGCTAGACGACGCCAAGATCATCTTTCGGGACAAGGTGAAGTTCCCATACGAGCACCTTGACGAAGGGCTCAAAGAGGCAATGCCGGTCACGCAGGATAGCGCGGACACGCTGACGCTGGCGAATAATTCAAGCTTTCGGGTTTCGACCTCGGCGCGCTCGGGCACGCTGAACTGGTTGCATGTCTCGGAATACGGCAAGATATGCGCTCAGTTCCCAGAGAAGGCGCGAGAGATCAGAACCGGCTCATTCCCTGCTGCTGAAAATGGTGTGATTACCATTGAAAGCACGGCAGAGGGCGAGGGCGGTGACTTCCACGACCAGAGCCAAGCAGCGCAGGAACTAGAGGCGCGCAAGGTTGAGCCGTCGCCAAGGGATTTCAAGTTTTTCTTCTTCCCCTGGTGGCGAGCCAAGGAATACGTGCTGGCGCAATCGACCGTAGCGGAGTCGCCGGACGATGAAGCCTATTTTGAACGGATCACAAACGAGATCAACGCCGACCCGCTGTTGGCAGTGCATTTCTCGGGTGAGATCACGAAAGAGCAGCGCAACTGGTGGCTATCGACCGAACGCCAGTTGGGCAGCGACATGAAGCGGGAATATCCTGCCACGCCCAAGGAAGCATTCGAGCAGGCGATTGAAGGCGCGATATTCGCCGACGACATTGCCATAGCTCACAAGCACAAGCGGATCGGGGTTTTCCCGTTCGACAAGACGCGGCCCGTCAATACGTTCTGGGACTTGGGCCACAACGACGAAACGGCCATCTGGCTAGAGCAGGACTTCGGCAATCAGCCCACGTTCATCGGGTACTATGAGAACTCGGGCGAGGGTATCGAGCACTACATCCGTTGGCTCAAGGATTGGGGCACTGAGCACGACGCGGTGTTCGGCAAACATTATCTGCCCCATGACGGCGACCGCAAGACCATCTGGACGCCAGAGGGCTCTATGGTTGTCATGGCGCGGCTTGGCTTCCGTCCGCTGATTGTCAACCGCCATCCCGACAAGTGGGAAAGCATCAAGATTGGCCGCCGCAAGTTCGGCACGGTCGCCTTTGACGAGGCTGGCACCAAAGAGGGCATGAAGCGCCTGAAACTCTACCGCAAGGAATGGGACGACCGCCGCCTGGTATGGCGTGACCATCCCCACCACGGGCCAGAGAGTAACGGCGCTGATGCCTATCTGACGTTCGCCAATTCGACGCATACGCCCGCTGCCGCCCCCGTTCACGATGGGGACCGGCATAAGAAACGCTACTACGACCGTGAGGACGAGGACGATTCATGGCTAGTGCAGTAGCAGACACGGCGATCAGCAAGGGCGAGGCAGTCCCGCTGCGTTTCCGCCAGTGGTATTTGCCGGATCGTGACAAGGCTCAGGTCTGGAAAGAACGCGCCAAGATTTGCTTTGATTTCGTCGCCGGGCGTCAGTTCACCGATGATGAATTGAAGACCCTCAAGGCTCGCAAGCGCCCTGCCGTGGTGTTCAACCGCATTGGGCCGATTGTTGACGCCATCACCGGATATGAAATCGGCAATCGTCGCGAAGTCCGTTACATCCCCCGCGAACTCGGGGACGTGAAGGCCAACGAACTGCTGACCGGGGCGGGCCAGTGGTTCCGTGACGAAGGTTATGGCGACTATGCCGATAGCGCCATGTTTGCATGCGTGGTCATTGGTGGGATGGGGTGGACGGAAACCCGCCTGAATTTCGATGACGGCCCGACGCCCGAGCCGATCATTGAAGAACTCGACCCGTTTGAAATGTCTTGGGATCGGGACGCTCGGCAGCGCAATCTAAGGGACGCGCGCCGTGTCTGGCGCACGCGCCGCATTCCGACCAAGGAAGCGCAGGCGATGTTCCCCGGCTTTGATGCTGGCGAACTCCATGCCGGTTGGTCTGAGGTCTCGTCCGAAGCCGATCTGATGCGTGGCAATGAGCCGACGCATGAGGGCGATGACGGCTATGTGACCATTGTGCAGTGCCAGTGGATTGAGAAAGAAACCTACTACGTCGCGGAAGATCCGTTGACGGGGCAGGAAGCCGAATTCACGCCGGAGGAATACAACGCCGCCAACAAGCGCCTCAAAGCCATGCTGGGCATGGAAATGCAGGGCGTGAAGTTCAAGCGCAAGGTTCGCAAGCAGGCGTTCTTTGGTGAGGTGGTGCTGAGCTACGGCCCAGCCCCCTGCAATGATGAATTCTCGCTGCAATGCACCACGGGCAAATTCGACCGTAACGAGGGCATTTGGTATGGCGCTGTAGAGGCCATGCTTGACCCGCAGCGGTGGGCCAACAAGTGGCTCGCCCAGATGATGCATATCATGAACGCCAATGCCAAGGGCGGCATTATGGCCGAAGCTGGCGCGTTCAAAGACCCGCGCACGGCGCAAAAGGAATGGTCGCAGCCCGATAGCGTCACGTTGATGGAAGACGGCGCAATCAGCGGCAACAAGGTCAAGGAAAAGCCGCAGACGCAGTTCCCGGTCGGATTTCAGCAGCTCACCGAGTTTGCGATTTCGTCTATTCGCGACGTGTCGGGCGTGAGCCTGGAGCTTCTGGGCCAGCGTGAAAGCACACAGGCTGCATCGCTCGAATACCAGCGCCGCCAGTCTGGCATGACGATTCTCCAGCCCTTGTTTGACGGGTTGAAGCTCTATCGGGAAATGCAGGGCAGGGTCATCCTCTACTACCTGCAAAAGGACGTTCCAGAGGGCACGCTGATCCGCATTTCAGGCAAGGACAATGAGCAGTACGTTCCGCTCATCCGTGAGGCGGATAAGACGTTTGACATTATCGTTGACGACGCCCCGAACGCTCCGAACCAGAAAGAGCAGATTTGGGGTATCGTTCAGGGCATGATGCCGCTTGTCGGCAAGGTCATCCCGCCCGAGTACATCCTTAAGGCGCTGAAATACTCGCCGCTCCCGTCCTCTGTGGTGGCTGAGTTGGAAGAGATGGCGAAGGCCCCCAATCCGCAGGCTCAGGAGCAGGCTGCAATGGCCGCTCGGGCCGCTGCTGCCGAGATCGACAAGACCAACTCGGAAGCCATGCTCAATCAGGCCAAGGCACAGGCCGAAGGTCAGAAGGGCCAGACTGAGCAGATCAAGGCGGAAGCCGCTCAGCAGGAAGCGCAGATGGACATGCAGGTTTCTCGGGCAGAGTTTGCCCAGACCATGCAGACAATGGCCATGGAGCGCGAGCGGGACCGCGAAAAGCATATCGCTGATATGGAAAAGATCGCGGCTCAGGTGATGGCGACCAACGCCAAGGTTTCCGCACAGCGGCAGGCTGTGACGGCTCAGTAGCGCTTGCCGATGGGGATTTCGACGGTCTTCGTCGGGGCTTCATCGCATTGCCACTGATATTCGAATAGCAGCAGGTCAATCGCTTCCTCGCGTGATTTGATGACGGTCCCAGCCGGGAGCGTGATCGAAAAACCGTTGAGGTTTGGCGTGGCTCTGTAGGTGATCGTGAGTTTGTCGCTCATGGCGGCATGATAGCCGAAAGGCCGTCGCGCCTCAAGATTTCCCGAACGCCGGGCGGGTTATCCCGGAACAATTGGCAACATTGGCAGGACTGAATGGCACGGACACTTCCGACCGAAGAAAGCCTTGGGCTATCCCCAACCGACGAAGAACTGGGTACGATTTCGAGCCCCATTGATGACGGCGACGACATCCCACAGGATGACGACCCGCCTGCACAGGTACTCGCCAAACCCGGCGACGACAAAGAGCCCGCAAGGGCAGACGACAAGCCCGCAGAACCGGACGCTGCGAAGCCTGCCGAAGACCCGAAAATGGTTGACGTTCGAGCGGTGCAGGAAGCCCGCGCCGAAGCCAGAGAAGCAAAGCAGCGCGCGGCCATTCTTGAGCAGCGTTGGAACGACTTTCTGACCTCTCAGCAGCCCAAGCAGGCAGCGCCCGAAAAGCCCGCCATCCCCGGCCCTGATGATCCGATGGCTCGGCTCAACTGGACGGCTGAGCAGCTTGTAGCAATGCAGGAAGCGCAGCAGCGAACGGCGACCGAACAGGCAGAGGCACAGCGCCAAGCGGCGATGTATCAGGAAGCCTATTCCAAGGTAGACGCCGAATACACCGCTGCAATGCAGACCGACCCGACGCTGCCGGAGGCTTACAACGCCTTGCGCAAGAGCCAGGGCGAAGAATTGCTGGCCTTGGGGTACACCATCCCGCAGGCCAAAGCTGAGCTGGATCGCATTGAACAGCAGCACGTCCTCTATGTGACGCAGCGCGGCATTTCGATTGCGGAGCATATCAAGAACCTCGCCACGGTGCGCGGCTGGCGACCCGCACAGGCGGCGATTGCCCAGCAGGCACCTACCGCACCAAAGACCGACCTTGCAGCCGTGGCAGCGGCCCAGCAGCGTCACCAGAGCCTATCTGACGCGCCGGGGGGTGAAGGCATCGCTCCTCTGGACGCCAAGGCACTCGCCAAGATGTCGGACAAGGAATTCAAGGCTTGGATGTCGAAAAAGGGCAACGAAGCCAAGTTTGATCAGATCATGGGTGCCTGATCCTGCCAAGTCAGGAGCCCATATAGCCTACGCATGGCGGCTTAACGCGATGCTTCGGTTGCCTGTCCGTTAACAGGCCCTATCACTACGGGCGCACCCCCCGTTACCGGTGCTTCGCCAAGCCTAGCGGGCGTTAACGCGCGGCGCAAACCCAACCCAACATTCATCAGCTTAGGAGCCATTATCATGGCAAGCACCACGTTTGGCGTGAACGACGCCAATGCGGTAAAGCTGTGGGCGAAGCGTCTCGGTTTCCAGATTGTCTATCGGACCGACATTTCCTCGCTCATTGGCGAATCCGCGAATTCGATCATCCACCTCAAGTCGGAAACCAGCAAGTCCGCTGGCGACCAGGTGACGTTCTCGCTCATGACTGAACTGACCGGCGACGGCTTCACCGAAGCCGAAATCGCGGAAGGCAACGGCGAAAGCCTGAGCATCTATTCCGACGCCATCGTCATCAATGAACTCGGCCACGTTGTTGGTATCCCCAACAAGGGCCGCTCGATCGATGACCAGCGTGTTCCGTTCAACCTTCGCGACGCTGCCCGCATGGGCCTTCGTGCATGGTGGAGCAAGCGCCTCTCGACCATCTTCTTCAACCACGTCTGCGGCTATACCCCGGAGACCCGTGCCAAGTATCGCGGCAACAACGCCATTATCGCCCCGTCTTCGGGTCGGCAGGTGTGGGTTGACGCCGGTAACAACAACTCTGACGGCGACGAAAACCTCGGTAGCGATGACGTGTTCACGCTGCGCATGGTAGACATCGCCCGCGAAGTTGCGGAAACCGCGTCCAATCCGGTTCGCCCGATCAACGTCGAAGGTTACGACGATGGCCGCGACATCTCGGGCGGCAAGTACGTCATGTACCTGCATCCCTATCAGGTCACGGACCTTCGTACCAACACCTCGACCGGTCAGTGGCTGGACATCCAGAAGGCCGCTCTCGCAAACGGCTCTGCCTCGAAAAACCCGATCTATACGGACGCTCTGGGCGAGCACAACAACGTCATTCTCAAGAAGGCTAACCACGTCACTCTCGGGGCTAACTCCTCGACCGCGACGACTTCGGTTGCCAACGTCCGCCGCGCTGTTCTGCTCGGTGGTCAGGCGGTCGCTATGGCGACTTCCAAGGATGGCGGCGAGACCGACTATTCGTGGAACGAAGAACTGCTCGACCACAAGCGCAAGCTTGAAGTCAGCGTTATGTCCATCTTCGGCATGAAGAAGACCCAGTTCAACAGCGTCGATTTCGGCACTGTTGTTGTGTCGTCTTATGCCGCTGCCCACACTTCGTAAGGAGGGCTAGCAAATGGCTACCAACACTGCGGGCACTGTGGCTCGCCAGTTCTATACGCAGCAGGTTCACTACCTGCGCAAGCGTATCACGTTCGCTACGGCGACTGTGGAAACCGATCTGGGCATGATCCCAGCCGGAGCAACGGTTATCGGCGGCGGCATTCATGTCGTCACCGCTGACTCCGGCATCACTCTCGATGTCGGTTTCAGGGACGGCAGTTCGACCGACGATCCCAACGGCTACGCTACGGCTCTGACCGTCGCCGCTGTTGGCTTCATCCCCCTCGATGAACTTGGCGCAACGACCAACATCCTCCAGACGGTGGACACGATGGTCACTTACACGGTCTCGACCGGCGCTGACACGTTCGTGGGCGAACTGATCGTGACCTACGTTGTCGACAACGACCAGTAACCATGTGAGGCGGGTGTAACAGCCCGCCTCCCTTCAAAGGAGAACTCACATGGGTATCACTGGCAAAAACGACGCCATGAAGGACGAGAATGTCGTGGTGGGTACGCTCACCCCGAACGGAAGCCCGGTAGCGGTTGGCGATGCGAACTATACGGTTCTGGCGGAACATAGCGGCAAGCCTCATCTTGTCGCCAACGTCTCGGCAGATCGCACGTTCACGCTGCCTGCTGCCAAGGCGGGTCTCGACTATGAGTTTATTGCCCAGGTTGGCGCTGCTGACGGTCACGACTGGATTGTCTCGACCGGCTCGAATACCAACTATTTTCTAGGGGCTGTCACGCACTTTGACACGGACTCCGACGCCGCTGGCGACGAAGTGGTCAACGTGTCCCCCGATGGCAATTCCAACTCGAAGTTGCAGATCAATCTGCCGCAGGGCGGAACGCGCATTCGCATGATTTGCGACGGCACGCTCTGGACCGTCTATGGCACGGTTGTTTCCACTACGGCCCCGACCTTCGCGGACCAGTAATGGACGCAACCGTCGAATACCTCTGGGCGGCGGGTTACGACCTGCCGCCTGAGACCTTTGGCGCGGTGAAAATCCACGCGAGCACGGTTTTGACCGCCATTGACTGCGGCAAGGTGCCAAAGCGCCGGGGCAAAAAAGCCGCTCAGGCCAAGCGACAAAAGGCGGGCAAGTCATGACCACGAAAACGATCATGATTGCGGAAATCGAGAGCGATACCGAACGCTCCGACACGACCGCTATCGGCAACAAGATTGATGCTGCCATTCGGCACTACCAGCCGCGCCGGTTCTGGTTCAACGAGAGCCGTGCGGTCACGTTCAACACGGTCGCCGGAACTGACCTCTATACATTCACGACGATAGGCACAGAGTTTTACCGGATCGATGGGGTTTTCGTCACCATCGGCACCGATGACGTGCGCGAACTGACGCGCCGGAACTATGTGGACCTCGAATTCCTTGCGGGCAACAACACCGACCAGGGTGAACCCGAAGAATACGCCTATATCAACAAGGCCATTCGGCTCTGGCGTAACCCCGATGCGATCTATTCGACGCGCCTTGTCGGGCACGTAAAGGTTGCTGCCCCTGCGACAAGCGGGGAGGCCGATAACCTGTGGATGACTGAGGCATATGACCTCATCATGTCCCGCGCCAAGGCTGAGCTTTATGCCCACCGCTGGGAAGACCCGACCAATGCCGCGATCATGCAGCAGGCGGAAAGGTCGGCTCTTAACCGTCTCCAGTCCGCAACGATGGACAAGACGGAAACGGGCTATCTTGAGAGCACGGAATTCTGATGCAGTTTCCGTACCTCGCCTACCAGCCGGATCGCGGTGAGCTCGCTTCGCCCCTGATGGTCTGCGACAACGTTCTGCCGACCGCTGACGGCGTTGCGCCGTTTCCGTCACTGTACGTCGAGACGACTGCCGCAGCCCTTCCGGCGGCCCCGCGTGGCGTTTTCTCGGTGGTTCTGAATAACGGCAACTGGCGAGCCTACGAATTCACCGACTCCGCGCTCTATGAACTGCAATCGGACTACACTCTTTCGCTCATCGCAAACGGCTATGCATGTCCTGTCGGGGATGATTGGAGCGCCCTGCATTTCGGGACCAAGCTGCTCTATACCAATACCGTTGACGGGCTGCTGAGCTATGACGTTGAAGCGGGCGGGGCAGCGTCATCGATCACGGCAGCGGGCAAGCCGCGCTATATCTTTACGTGCGCCAATTTCGTCATAGGGCTCGACTGCCTCGATAGCCTTGGTAACCGGAACAATCGCCTCATTCGGACCTCTGGCTTCAACGACCAGACCAACTGGACCAGCGACGGCGCGGACTATCAGGAATTGGCGGACGGCGAAGCGCTGTTGGCCGGTTTCGACCTTAAGGAAAACACCGCGCTTTTGCTGCAACAGCGGGCCTTGGTCCTCATGCAGTTCGGCAATGCACCGGGCGGCGCTCAGTTCTCGCTTAGGAAGATCGCGGACGGCAAGGGTACGGTAGGGGCTAAGTCGTGCGTCTCGTTTGACGGGATGGTGTTCTATCTCGCGACCGATGACTTCTACATGTTCTCACTAGCGACCGGCAATGTCGCCATCGGCGCTGACGAAATCGCCCGCACCTTCCTTGCCAGCGTTGACCAGTCGCAGTTGGTTCTGGTGCAAGGCGCGCTAGACCCGCTGAACAAGGTTGTGATCTGGCGTTACAAGCGTTCGGTCGATAGCTCGACCACGGTTTCGGAAGTCGCGATTGGCTACGAATGGCGGTTGAAGCGCTGGTTCACGCTGACGGAGCAGACCAGCTATTTGACCCGGCTGGCAACTGTCGCTGTGACGTACAATTCCATTTCGGGCACGTATGACAGTCAGGTGCTCCAGTACGATGACCGGGCGCTGTCTGGCGCGGCTCCGCTGTTCGGGGCGTTGGATGAAAACTACAAGTTCGGCGTGTTCAACGGACCGGCTCTGGCGGGGACGGTAACCACCGGCATTCGCAACTCAGCCGTCACGGGTCTGATGCAGTCGGCAACCCCGATGGATGACTGCGCAACGGGTACGCTTGAACTCGGCGTGCGCGCTCAGTTGTCGGACACAACGACTTGGAAGACCGGCGTCAGCAAGGCCACGTCAGGCAGGGCGATGATCCGGGGCAGGGGCAAGAACATCCAGTTCCGCCGTAACTTCCCGGCTGGCGCGACTTGGACGCATGCATATGGCGTTGACCATGTGGTCGGTTCATCTGGTGGGCCGAAATGAGCGTGTTTCTCTTCAACGATGGCCGCGCCACGAATCTTGCGCGCAAGATCACGGGCAACACGGTTGTTGATCTGGTGGATGCCACCACGGGGCAGGTGAACGTCCCCTGGTTCCGCGTATCCGAGAACAACGGCTCAACGCCAAACCTGACTGTTGAGCTTTATGACGTGGCGAATACGACCTCGTATTACCTCGGTGACGCAAGCGGTTCGACGTGGGTTGCCAAGGCTGTGACGGCAAAGCAGTCGGTGGCGTTTACCGATGGATACGTTGTGCCGCTGGGCTGGAAACTGCGGATCACGTCTTCCGATGCGGCAGGCAAGTTCGACGTGACCGGCATGAAGATTGGCCGTTCGTGAAGTGTGAGGCCAAGCGCACTTTGCCGGAAGGCGAAGGCGTCATCACTCTCGATATATACGAAGAAAACCGGGGCACTGAGGCTGAGCCTGACATGGTGATGGTCTGCGCCATCCACCAACTGACCGGGCGTCTCAAACTGCCTCCAAAGGCGTGGCTTGCGATCATGCGCCGCGAACTCGGGCTGATCGAAGCGGTAGCGAAAGAGGCGGGCTGCACGGAAATGCGGTTCGTCGGTCGGTTCAAGAAACGAATGTTCCCTGACTACGAAGAATACACCTCGTTCGATGGTTCGGACGGGCTGAGAAAGGCGATATAGCATGGGCGGTGGTGGGACCAACACGACAACGCAGCAGTCGAGCACTGCACCTGCGAACCCGGCGGTAACGGCGACACAGACCAAGCTCTTGACTGGCCTGCAAGGCGCTTACGATCAGGGCATGAAGGTCTTTGACAAGCCGCTCTATGCCGGGGCTGGCAGCACGACGCAGCAGGGGTGGAACTCGACCCTCGGCGCTGCTGGCAACCAGAACTATGCAGGCGGCGTCAACAGCGCCATTGCGGATTTTGCCGACACGGCAGCGGGCAACAAGTTCGGCATGAATGCGCCCGGCTATGCGACCCTTCGCGCCAATGCCGGTAACGACGCGATGTCGGGCATCAATTCGGTGTTCAACAACTCGGGCCGGTTCGGCGGCGGCACGCACGTCCAAAAGCTCGGGGAAGGCGTCACCAACGCTTACGCCGGTCTCGACTACGCGAACTACCAGAACGACATTTCCCGGCAGCAGCAGGCCGCGCAAATGCTTCCCGGCTTGTTTCAGGCTTCGATGGCCCCCGGCGCTGCAATGGGCGCGG